AAGACGCATACAAAAGATGAGGGATTCTTTGCTCTTATCAATGTGCTGAAAGGTGAGTTAACTTTCAATGAGTTTCCAGACTTCTGGGAAACAGTTATGGATGATAGTAAAGCTATCAAAGAGGCACGAGATAGGACTAACAAGTTAGATATTCTGGAGATAACTAAACCAGAAGATAAAGATATTAATTAGAAAGGAGGTGATGACATGGGTGTTATAGATAACATAACAGGTATAAAAGTAATTAAGCCACGACATGAAGAGAGTGTTAGAGTTCGGTTCGATGTTACTTTTACATTTGATAAAGACGATATTGATTTTAGTAATAAACTAGAATCTATTCGTGGCGCGGCCGAAACTTTATTGAACAAAATATCTGCAGAAGATATGAAGAAAAAAATATTATTTGAAACTTCAGCAGATTTTTATTATACTGATAACAATGGAGTTGAAACAGAAATTTAGTTAACCTATTTTATGGAGGAATATTATGGGGTTAGAAAAGAAACTTAATGTGCTTAGTCTCTTCGATGGGATGAGCGGCACACAGATGGCTCTTAAAAATCTTGGTATCAAAGTAGATAACTACTATGCAAGTGAGATAGATAAGTATGCCATTCAAATTACTCGAAAGAATTTCCCAGACACAATTCATCTTGGTGATGTTAAGGATATAAAGGGCGAAGACTTTATTAGAGATATTGATTTAGTTGTAGCAGGTAGTCCTTGTCAGGGATTTTCTTTTGCAGGAAAACAATTAGCATTTGATGATCCAAGATCTGCATTGTTCTTTGAGTTTATTAGAATACTAAGGGAAGTAAAACCTAAATACTTTTTACTTGAGAATGTAAGAATGAAGAAAGAGTTTCAGGATGTTATATCAGAACAGATATCATCTGTTTATCCTGAGTATACAAGTGGTGGGTTATTTAGTATCGAACCTATTCTCATTAACTCTGCACTTGTTTCAGCACAGAATAGACAGAGATTATATTGGACTAACATACCCAACATAGAGCAACCTGAAGATCTTGGTATTGTATTAAGAGATGTGTTGGAAGATAGCTTTGTAGCTGATAGAGATAAGAGTTATTGCATTGACGCTAACTACTATAAAGGTGGCAACCCAAAGAACTACTTTGAGAAATCAAGAAGACAATTAGTTTTTGATAAAGAGTTTGATAAGATGACAACAAAGGATGGTAAGTCTTATGCTTTAACTGCTACCTATCAAGGTGCTGTAGCTTGGAATAGTATTGAAAAGAAACAGAGAACGATGATCCCTACTTACAATACACCGAAACAATTCGTTTCTGAAGAAGCTATTGAAAAGTATGTTCAAGATAAAAATGCTGAAGTTAATGATACATATAATAAGAGAACAATAAAAGGTGATAAATCAACCACCATAAGACCAAACAATAACACAGCTAATATTTGGGTAAACGAGAAAGCTATAAGAGAAAATAAACCTACTTACAATACACCTAAACAAGTTGGAACTGCCGCAGATTTAAAAGGTTATGATAGTATCAAGCGAGTATACTCAGAAGATGGTAAGTCACCAACACTTACAACAATGGGTGGTGGTCATAGAGAACCTAAAGTTGCTGTTAAAGGTGGTGCTATCAGGGCTAGGTCTAAGGACAGTAAAGGTAAGCATGTTGGTTGGAAAGAAACTAAACCAAAGCAAGTGCTTGAGATTAGAAAAGATGATAAAAGTAATTCATTAACATCAGCTACAAAAGATAGTGTCGCTGTTAAAGAAGAAGAACTAACTTGGCGTAAGCTAACACCATTGGAATGCGAAAGACTACAGACATTTCCAGATAACTATACTGAGGGAGTATCAAATACACAGAGATACAAGATGCTTGGTAATGGATTTACTGTAAGAGTTATTGAACATATACTAAAGAACATGGAGATTTAAATGAGAAAGTTTAAGGAAGACCTTATATTATTTATAGTGGTGGCAGTGTCGCTGCTACTAGCAATAACCATATTATTAATAACATATATAGGAGGTTAGCATGAGTATGGAAACTAAACATAGAGTATCAGGAACGGATAGTGATATGACTGTTGAGGAATATGCATACATGAATAAGCAACGAAGAGATAATATTCGTAAGAGTGTGGCCAAAAGAAAAGTGCCTATCACACTACCAAAATACAACTTTATGGATAAATAAAAAAGTAAATGTCAAGATTGTTTTTACATTTATTTTAAGTATAAATGTATCTTACATCCTTATCTAGACTAGTGGCAATTGAGAAAAACTTAGTTGCCACTTTTTTATGGAGGGGTATATGAGTAATGATTGAAAGCATATAGCGATTAACATAATCTTTGTATTCTATTGCAGCTACTTGAATACCCAAGGGTACGAAGCACCTATTCAGCTTGTTCACAGCAAGGTTAAGAGGCTTAGAAGTATAAGTCAGAAGACCTCTGAGATGGACAGTTTTTTAACTATGGAGGAAACATATGGATGATATACTAGAAGAATTAAGAGATCAGTATAGATCACTTGAACATATAAATCGAAAGATAGTAAGAAGTGATTTATCTGATAAAGACCTGGTAGATATATGTCTACATATCGACAAGGCTCAACACCAAATATCACTAGCTAATATGAAAATTACAGATTGTAGTTGACAGATCTAAAATCATAAGTATAACTGTGTCCAACAGGGTTGGAGGGGTAATACCCACTAACCTGTAACTATATATATAGGAGAAAGAAATGGTTGGAAGAAAGAAAACCAAAGGCAGAGCCAAAGGTTATGCTAAAGGCGGCATGGCTAAGAGGGCTAAGAAAAAAACTAAAGGTATGAACAGGGGCGGAGTAAGAAAGAGATAATAAGTAATGTCTTATTTAATATCTAATGTTCCTTATGGACTTAAAGTTTGGGTAAGGAAAGAATTTACAAACAATCATCAAAATTATCATGGTGAATTTTTACATGCACTAGTAATAGCAGTGAACACTATGCCTGATAGATCGCTATCTTTCCAGGTGGTATTCACAGGATGTGAAATAGATTTTGATGAAGACTTACCTAACATTCATGGTGGTGCTATGTGGGCAAGGCTGCCTATACAAGCACTAGTTATGGATATCCCTTTAGATGAGTGGCCTGATAGAATGGAAGATCATATCTGTCAGCCATGGGATTGTATGTCTAGACACCATGAACTGATCATCATGGATAGATTATCATCATCCCCTTGGCTTGCTAAAATAGATAATGAATTTTATCAGGCTCGCTACATATTTACAATTGACTATACGCAGCATTCCATAGCAGATAGTCCTGATCAACACAAACAAAGCCATGTGCTATATCTTACTGAGGGTAAGTGGACAGGTAATATAGTTGCCTTGCCTAACAATAGAGTGAGAGCAACAAGTCCTGCACTATGGCGAACAGGAGAGGGTGCACCTGACTTTGCACCTAGTCAATGGACTCATAGCAGTGAGGGACACGAAAGCTATACAGATCCTGAGATAACATTTAATAATTTATACAGCGATGGTTTAAAAAATAAATAACCAAGGCCTAAACAGAATGGCATTGAACAGAACAAAACAATTAGAAAAGATAAAAGATTTAAATTTAGAAGACGATACTCATAGAAGAATTGATTGTCTATTTTGTGGTAAAGACAGAACCCTCTCGGTAACTAAGCGTGGGGGTTTTTTATTGTGGCATTGTTTTTCTGCAAGCTGCGATGCTAAAGGTAGCACTGAAGAGGCACTGAGTGTTGAACAAATTAAAGATATATTGTCAAATACATTTGACAACCAGGTGGATAAACCTAGCTTTCACTTTCCAGAATACTTTGTAGAAGCTGCACGATCACAAGATGCATTAAAGTATTTAGAAAAATTTAATTGTATGAAAGCATATGAAAGACATAAGAGTAGATTCTATTATGATGTGACAACACATCGATTAGTCTTCACTACTTTATATGATGGTGAGGTAGTTGGTGCAGTTGGCAGAGCATTGAACCCAAGTCAACAACCTAAGTGGTGGAGATATGATGATGCAGGATACCCATTTGTTATAGGCAGCAGTGATACAGCAGTGATAGTTGAGGATGCTACATCTGCAACAAATGTTTCTACTTTCTGCACAGGCATAGCACTTCTAGGGACAACCTTATTGGATAGTCATGTAGAAGTTATCAAGAAATATAAAGAAGTTATTGTGGCATTAGATCCTGATGCAACATTAAAATCATTTGATATACAAAAAGTCTTGTCATTGTATACGAACAGTCGTATAGCAATAATTAAAGATGATTTAAAATACTTCAAAGAGGATGAAGCAAAGAAACAATTAAACATACAGTAAAGGAAAACAGATGGATGTATACAGAGAATTATTAAGAAAGATAGCAACAGATCGTAGCTTCGCTAGAGAAGTTAGAGATGTATCAGATAATGTATTTTTAAATGGCACAAAGAATGTAAAGGATGCAATCTATGCAGCCTATGATGAATACGAAAGAGATCTTAGTCTTACTGAAGTTGCTAAACATTACCTATCATCTAACCCACACCTATCATCAGCTAAAGTTGCCCAGGTTCAAGCTGTGTTTGACAACATGGCCAAGGTTGAGGACATTGGTATTGATGTGGCTAGAGATATTGTTCGTAAACTTTCTATACAACAAGGTGCAAGAGAAGTAGCTGAAGAAGCAGTCAAGGTGGTAAGTGGTGATCACTATGATCCTTACCCTATCATAAACAAACTAGAAGACTTAAAGAAGATACATGCAGCTACGCACACAGGCGATGAAAGAGTCCTTGATTTAGATATTGATTCCTTATTAGAGGGTATGGATGATGAGTATCACTATACCTTTAACCTTCCTTCCTTAAATAAATTAGTTCCAGGTATGCAGAAAGGTATGCTTTGTATCTTTGGGGCAAGGCCTAATGTAGGTAAGTCTATGTTCTGGCATTACTCAGTTGCAGGTGCAGGTGGTTTCCTAGATCAAGGTGCTAAAGTATTATGTATCACGAATGAAGAACTAGCTAGAAGACATACCTATAGAATGATGTCTGCTGCTACACAAATATCTACACGCAATCTCTCTAAATATCCTGACGAATTAAAGACACGATGGTCTAAGATACAAGACAACCTACTTGTACTTGATGGAGATCAGATGACACTAGGTGAAATCGAGATGAAGATTGAAACGGAAAGACCTGATGTGGTATGTGTAGATATACTAGATAAAGTTCCTCTCTCTGGCTCATTTGCACGAGAGGATTTAAGACTTACAGAATTATATGGTCAAGCCAGGTCAATAGCTAAGAGATATGACTGTGTGTTCATGGGCTTTAATCAATT